TCCTATCTCATTTGATAATTCTACAGAAGAAAACATAAGTGGAATTGTTAATACAGAGAAAAAAGAGTGGAAAGAAATCAAAGAGCCTATTGCCGGATGCGTTATTGTTATTTCTTCGTTTGATGGATGGGCATCGCATGTGGGAGTATGTATCAATGAATATGAGTTTATTCATTCAGCAGTAGGTAAAGGAGTGACAATTGATCGGATAAAAAGATGGGATCCGTTTATTGTTGGATATTATGTGCCGGGAGAAACTTATGATAAGAATAATTGAGGTTAAAAACCCTTTTGATTTACGTACTAAAACTATGCGAGAAGTCGCATGTACAGGTGAAACATTATATAAATACATTGAGAATCTTGAACAAAAACAAGCGTTTTTAAATGGTGTGCGAATCGAACGCCCTGAACATTGTTTCCCGCAGGATGGGAATGAAATTATTATTATGCCTCTTATAGAGCATGGCTTTAAAAAATGGTTTGGTGTCATTGCAACTATTGGTCTTGCATTTGCCGGTGCATCTGCTGCTGGATGGGTGATGAAAGCCGCATGGGGGTCAAGGTTTCTTGCTGGATTAGCATCTGGCCTTGTTATGACAGTTGGTGGGAAGATTATTAATTCTGTTTTCCATCTCAACTCTGTCAACAACGTAAATGAGCGCGAAACATCACAAACATATAGTTGGAATTTACCGACAATACAGACAAATGAGGGTGGTGTTATAGGGGAGACATATGGTGAATGTATTCCGGCTCCTCAATTGTTAATGGAACATGTTGAAACGGTAGGGAATGACCAATATTTGAATCTATTATTATGTGGCGGGTACGGGCCTGTTGATGCCATCTATGATTTGCGAATCGGCAATACAGCAATTGGAAACTTTCAAGATGTTATGATAGAAACACGTCTTGGAACAAATGATCAGTCTCCAATTAGCTTCTTACAGCAAACAGTTTCAGATGAATCAATCGGTGTTGAAGTCAAAGCTAATAGCCCTATCAATAGAACTACATCTACAAAAAAAGCTAATCGACTTGATTTTACATTTGAGTTTCCATCGGGACTATACAGTATAGATGATAACGGAAACACAAAAGAAAACACAGTTAAATTCCTTATTGAGTATCGGAAACATGGAGAAATCGAATGGAAAGGATCAGGATATAACTTTTGGAGTAATGCCAGTGGTATTACTAACATCACAATAAAGGAAGGAGCCGTATCGGAAGTATGGACATTTACGCCTGTTACGGAAGAAGTAAGAGAGCCTTATCGAAGAAGAAAAGGGAAAGTTTATTATAAGGTAACAACACAATTTGGAGGATGGGATGTTATAGGATCTGTTCACGGTAAATGTGGAAGAGCAAAACCGGATCAGGATTATTCTAATGATTATATTTCTTTTCACGTTGGGAATAATTTGGTATCAGTGCATGGCAGCCTTTTTAGGGCAAAGCATAAAGAAGCAATCACTGTAACAGTAGTTAAAGGTGAACATGTTATTACGGCTTCCTCTACATCAACAGTAAGAAAAACCATTTCAATTCCTAACCTTGAACCTGCCCAATATGATGTAAGAATAACCGGTATTGATTTACCTTCATCTACTCGTAAAGTCAGCTATATGCAGTGGAGCTTACTTTCTACATATATAAATGACAGTGCTTACAGCCGTCCCGGGAAAGTCCTTGTTGGATTGCGAATCAAAGCAACGAACCAGCTTTCAGGCGGACTACCTAATGTAAATTGGAGACAAGCACGAAATACCGTATATGTATGGAATCCAAAGAAAAATATGTATGAGTCAAAATCTGCACGAAACCCAATATGGGCAGCATATGACATTCTTCATAATTGTAAATTGCTTGAAAATATTAATACGGGAAAATCAGAATATGTAGTTGAAGGTTCTGATAAGGAAAATTTCACTGATTATTATGATGAGTGGGTAACCGCTGCCGCCTATGCTGATGAGTTGGTAGAAGATGATAATGGCGGTAAAGAAGCAAGATTTGAGTTTGATGCGTTCTATGACACAACACAGACAAGATTTGAAGCTGCAAATAAAGCTGCTGCTGTTGGTCACGCCTCTATTGTTCGCCATGGGACATCTTATGGAATAACAGTTGATAAGCCGGGAGAAATAGTTCAGATTTTCGGAGAAGGACAGGTTATACGTGGTGGTTTTCAAGGTGAATTTCTAAGCCGCTCAGAACGGGCACGTTCCGTTGAATGCACATACAATGATGCAGAAAATGACTTCAAAAACACTTGCTTTCTGCTTAGAAGTCCAACTTACATAAATGATTTAAAGCTTCAGGATAACACGGCAAAATTAGCGTTATTTGGTGTAAAAAGACGATCTCAGGCATACAGAGAAGCCGTATACACTATGGCATGTAATGAAAGGCAAATTGAATTAATAACATTTCCTGTAGATGTAAATGCTATTGTTTGTGAATACGGCAACATTATAGGTGTAAATCATTCTGTACCACAGTTGGGGGAAGCAAGCGGGCGTATTATTTCAGTTGATGGTAATGTTATAAAACTCGACAAGAAAGTCCATATGATTGCGGGGGATTCATATAGCATTATGATCTCTCTTTCCAAATCCGATAAGATTATAAAAAAAGATATTATAAATACGACATCAGATACGGATACGCTTATAGCAACAACTGAATTTGTTACTGGTGAAATTCCTGAAAAATTTGACCCTTATGCTTTTGGTAGAACTTCCGCCGTTGTCAAACCTTACCGGATTACTAAAATCACGCAGGATGGGGATTTAAAGGTCAAAATTACTGGTATTGAATATGACGAGTCTATCTATCGTGTTAATTATGATAATTTCCCCATCTTAGACTATTCACCAGTTGAACGTGATGGTAAACCAACTGACATAAACCTCTGGGAAGAAAACTACATTACAAATGATGGTGTCTATATCCATCATCTGTATGTTTCATGGAAAGCGCCTATAAATGAAAGTCCAAGTAAATATAGAATATATATCTCAAAGAATGGACACGATTGGCAATATATCGGGGATACCCGTGATACTGAATATGACATTACAAAAGTAGCACCACCACAGCGATACTATGTAAAGGTTACTTCTGTTGTTGATATTATTGAAACAGATGGGCTTATCGGCATACTTAATATGAATGGCAAGGATGAACCGCCAGATATCCCAACTGGATTAAAAGCTGAAATCGTAACAGATAATGCTTCACAAGTACGATTATCATGGAATGAGAACACAGATCCTGACATTCGAGGATATAACATTTATGTGAATGGTGTGCTTAAAGAAAAATGTGTAAAAGATACATTTTATACTTTTATTGCGAAAAGCACCCGTTCATATACATTTGAAATTTCCGCCGTTGATAATGCCGGGAATGAGTCTACTGGAAGAGATAAGGTAACACAAAATGTGAAACTGGAGCCGGGTGATGTTACTGGTTTCAAAGCAATACAAAGCATGATAGATCGAGTGCGGTTACAATTACGATGGAATGCCCCAAATGAAAAAGGAATTGCTTATTATGTTATAAAAATGGGGCAATCGTGGGATACAGGAACAGTAGTAGCGCCATATGTAACTGGCGTTTTTTATGATATGGAATTGACTGATGAAAATTGGCATACATTCATGATTAAAGCAGTTGGTGGTAACGGATATGAAAGTGAAGTAGCTGCAACGGTAGATTTTCAGCATAGCATGTCTCCAACCAAAGTTCCTGATGTACAAGCTTTTCAAGATCCGAACGATAGAAGCATTCTCCGGATACAATGGACGGGCATTGACGATGGTGACCTCGCAGGATATTTGGTTAAGGTTGGTGATAACTGGGACGCAGGAGAACCATTACCATTTACACGTGAACTCTATACGAGCTACAATCTAACTCGTTCCGGCTCATTTAAAATCATGATTAAAGCTAAAAATATGGCAGGGTATTATTCTGAAGAAACATCATGCACAGTTGAACCGATGGTAGAAGCGTCGGATGTTACCGGACTTGTAGCATATAAAAATGGGGATGCTGTAGATCTATATTGGGATCCGTCACCTGATGCTGACGTTGTTGGCTATGAAATCCGTGAAGGATATTCGTGGGATGAATCATCATTAATTACTACAGGAGTTACCGATACGAATTATAGAATAGCAATTACGACAGAACGTGCATATAAGTTCTTTGTTAAAGCTAAAAATTCAAGCGGTTATTACTCACGAAATCCGGCAAGAGTAAGTATTGTTGTTACTGAATTAACGCCGAAAAACGTCATTTTCACGTATGATGAAATCGCACTCGCAAATGGAACGTTTAATAGCACTGAAATAGGGGCTTCGCATTGGACATGGCAAAATTACGGTGGCAAGTTCAGTGATTATCCTGATACTAAATTTTCCGAGATTGGCGGTTCTAATGTACTGAAATTGCTTGTTGGTGCAGATGGGAAATATCCCTTCAAGGGTTGGTATTATCCTAAAAATATTGATATAGGAAGTATCATTACATGTTATGTTTCTTGCCTGTTTACTTCTACCGCTACTAAAAAAGGTGGCAGTGCCACATTATATATCAGAACTTCTCAAGATGGTACAAAGTGGACGGACTGGGAAATATTCAAGCCGATACAACGAACGTTCCGATATGTTGGATTTAGAGTTAATCTTGAAACGAAAAATACTAGCAGATCCTCAGAAGTTAATCAATTTACTGTATCTATTGATGTACCTGATACTGATATAGCAATGGCTGCAACGATAGCTAAGGGCGGTACCACAGTTAATTACGGGCATACATTCTTTCAGGTTCCGGTTGTTGTTCCGGCGGCAGTTGGTGAAAATCTACATGCTGAATTGGTAAACAAGGATAAAACATCATGTATACTGAAAATCAAGGACAGGACAAATGCAGATGTAGGTGGCAAGGCTGACATACGAATCAAGGGGTTTTAAGAGGACTGAAAAAAGTTCTCTTTTTTTATTTAGGAGGTATTTTATGGCATATAATGGAAATCTTCCGGCAGATGATGGATATTTATCTGAATTTCCTGCACAGCAAAGAGAGAATCAACGTGCATTAAAAGAAGATAAAATAACAAATGCAGGGAAACTGCAGGGATTAATTCCCGGTAATAATTCTGGACAAATTCCAATTAACAATGGAGCGTTAAATATCAATTTAAATGCTGAAAAGTTAAATGGACATGAGGCAAACTATTTTTCTCCTGATGGTCATAAACATGAAAAGGCGTCGCCCTCGGGCGACGGTTTCATGTCAGCAGCAGATAAAAAGAAGTTAGATGGTGTACAAGTTGGGGCAGAAGTTAATCAGAACGCATTTTCTAAGATAAAAATCGGTGACAAAGAACTTGTTGCGGCAGTGAAACAAGCTGTCCTTGAATTAATCGCCGGGGATAACATTAAAATTACTCCGGATGCAAATGGTTCGAAAATAACGATAGATATAGCAAACAAAAAAGAAATATTTGATCCCGATAATTACTACACTAAGGACAAGGCAGACGAACGTTATTATCATGAAGGTGTACCCCTGCCAGTAATGTATGATAACGAAGTCAATTTTGCGGGAAATGAAGAAACCATACAGTTCGGCTTTCGTGACCACAATATTAACACATATCGGTTTGGCAACGGCACGCAAGGCGGATTAGCCGATATCACCGCGAAGGCGCTTGATGGCAATTTGTGTTCCGGTACTTTTATTGGTACGCAACAAATGAACGACTGGTTGCGTCAGCACTATGAAGACGAGAACGTTTATGCTTGTCTTGCGCACCGCGCCTATGAAATTGTGATTAACGGCAATAAGCAATGGGGAACTGTTTTAATGAGTGCTTATCCAGTACATGACGGTCGCACATTAACAGTGCAACTGTTTTTTGCTAATTCTAACGGCTTGTTTTATCGCTATCTGAATACACCAGATGAGATAGATAATACAAATAATTGGTATCAGATTGTGGGCACAAACAATGAGAATAAGCTAAAAATTGGTAATAATTACATATGGTTTGCGTGAGGTGGTGTTCATGAGTGTTTTTAAACATTTATGTTATCAGAAAGAGAACGGGGAAACAGGACAGTGTGATGTATATGATGACCAGAACGAATGTCCAGACCCGCGAACGTATGTCAATGTAGACGGAAGAGATGGCTATGTAAAACTGGGGGAGTTTAATGACCCACAGGCAAGCCCTTTGCGGTGTTATGTAGCCAGTGCAGGACGGGAATTTGCTATTTTAAAGATGGCAATCCCAACTGGCAGCTTTACAGTACAAAATTATAATGGTGCGTCTTATGAATGGACATGTCCCCAATTGATTACAAAAATAAAATGTACATCGGCGGGAGAATGGGATAAATATGTAAATGTCACTCCGGGAACAGTTTACACGTTTATGTATGTTAAAGGTTTCGGAAGACTTAAATGGGTGATATACGTTGGGGGGAATGCTCTCGTTTCTTTGTTTGAAGCAAATGACCCGCTTGTCGTTTCATGGTCACAAGATATTAATAATTCATAAGTAAAGGAGATGTTATTTTGATAATTATAGATCAATCAGTACCTATTATTTCTGCGTACGTTCCACCAGAAGCTGTACAAGATATTATGGGGACAATGTTTTTTACTCTTGCACTGCTATTGACAGATGTCCTTTTACGCATAGCCATTGAATGTGATGGATATATAAAGGCATCTCACAAAAAATATACCGTTTGGAATATCATTACCACATTTTTATGGTATGGATGGGGGGAATTATCCACAAGTAACGGAAAAAAGAAAAGATTTTTAGTAAGTAAAGGATTAAGAAATGCGTTGGTTATGAAAATAACGGTACAATATCCGGCGTTGTTTCTGTTTTCAACTTTGTCATTTCTGCTTCCTGATGTGGTAGTAATGGGGTGGAGATTTGACTTGATGATGTCTTTTGTCTTTGCAATAATACCCGTGATATGTGAATTGACATCAATCATTGAAAAACTAAATCTGTTAGATGCGGATTTAGTAAAAATATATGGGGAGTTTAGCAAGTTTGTTAAATCAATAAGAAAGGAATGACGATGGGAACACTGAAAAAACTATATACTAAGCTCGTCAGTTATTTACCGACGATACAGAGGAAATCCCGCCCGTCAATGTGGATTGTTTACATATATGGGGCGGGACTTATTATTTTATTTACTTTCATTATATTTTCTTGGGTTTATGAATTCATAAGAACAGGGAACCCGAACATCCAAGTTTTAATCGATTTTTTCACTAAATATACTGTGGCACAGGTTATTGCGGCATTTACATTTGTTTCTGTGTTCTTGGTTGATAAAAATAATGATGGACGACCAGATGCTGCAGAAAAAGAAGCTAAGAAAGAACTCAAAAAAGATGCACCTAAAATGCCAATGTTACCACCGGAATTTAGAAGAAAGGACTAATCATGACTAAATCAGAACTTGCAAGAGAAATAGCAAAAGGGATTATTACAACAGGAGTTGAAGGGGGGTATGGCGATGTATCATGTTCAACAGCTGGAGATTATCCAAGCATTGGCTGCTCTCAATGGGAAGGTGACCGGGCAAATTTATTGTTAAGTAGAATACCTGGCGGAGATCATTTTTCGTATAGAAGTTATTCAGATATTAAATATTCGGGAGAATTATGGGAGCTAAAAGAATTGCTTGCAAGTGAAGAAGGGCAAAACGCACAGCTAAATATGCTTTCTGATGATTGTGAAGAATATGTAGATGAATTATGGAAAGTTGAAGACTTAGATGACACCCGCTGCACAATTTATGCTGGCATATGGTGCCCGACATCTCATTATGTCGTTCGCAGGTTCTTAGAACGGCGGCAGGAACGAGGTTATGATTTACGAGATATTGATGTAATTTATTCATTGTTCAGAAATCAATATGCAGTAGCAGCAAGTTGTGAAGAATATACAGAGGGATATGCGAATAGAGCAGATGTTACTTATAACTATGTGATGTCACTCAATTTATAAAATAAGAACATATGTACCGTGATTTCATTATAAATCGTGCCGCAAGAATAGGGTTTGCGTAGATCTTTTGATAAGTTATTCAAAAATAATCCAGAACGTCTAAAAAGCCCTTTAAAAAGCATTTATAGTGATTTTGCTTATTTTCTCAAAACGAGGTGGAAAATGTGGAAAAGATTACTGAAAATTGGAAAATCAAGATTGTTTTGTCTGTTATTTTTATTGTTTTTATTATTGCCATTATTTCATTCATCATATGCAGCGGAACCGGCGGAAATGGTAACGATGCCAAGAGTACAGTACAATCAATTAGTGACGACAATACGAATGTACGAAAACAAATCAACAATGCTCGAAATGAAATTGGAAACGCTACAACTGAACTCGACAGAGGCATTAAAAGCATTGATAGAAGCACAGAATCAATTAGCAGAAGTCAAAGCTACATTAGCGATAACGAAAAAATCATTGCAGAATGCAGAGATATCATTAGTGACAGCAAACGAGATTTTGAACAGGCAGAAACTACAATTAGACAGATTGACGAAGCTAATAAATGACCTATCAGATGATGTAAAATTAGCTAAACGTCAAAGGAATGCATGGGTGGCAATAGGTGTTCCCGTGTCTTTTCTTTTGGGCAGAATTCTAAATAAGTAGGGGTGATTATATGAGATGGTTTATATATGCACCGTTACAATTGTTCATTATGATAATTTGCTATATTACCAATCCGATTGTAGTATTGTTTGCCGATGAAAACGGTGAGCTACCCGGATTGCTCTGCCTTTGGCAAACATGGGATGATTCATGTGACAGTGAAGATGGAGTACGTTATGCACCTAAATGGATGCGGTATGACTTCCACAAATATTATTGGGTAGAAAAACGGTATGATCCGGACTATGGAAGAGTAATAAAAATGTCAATTAACATTGCACCGCTACCGTTAATCGATAGATTGAAGCGCTATTGTTGCCGCGTTTTCTGGCTATCAAGAAATTGTGCTTACGGTTTCGCTTTAACTTTGTTCGGAGCAACAATCAATCCGGATGATGTAATAGTCATTGATAGCTACAAAAAAGGAGAATTTGAAAGGAATATACTTGTTACACGGGATCTGAAATACTGGAAGGTATATAATACTATGCGGATCCTGAATACAAATTACAGATGGAGAATATATTTAGGGTGGAAAATACATAATGTACAAAGTGTACATTATACAATGCTGGCATTCCGGATATGGTTCTGCAAAGCAAGATAATGGGCGGGAAACCGCCCTCTTTTTTATTGTCGTTATATGTTAAAATCAAATCATAGGAGAGACTTATATGAAAATAGATAACTTTTCTTATGAAATTGGTGGTAAAAAGATAGAAATAATCGGGACTTATACTTGTAATCTGAAAGATGATATTTGTGAAATTGGGAATTTAAAAATTAATTATGGTAAGGTGATCTTTGAACGGGGGAGCCTACTGCTTTATCGTGATGGGAAACTAATAGATCAGTGTTACATTCCTGGACTTTTTAAGTTAATAGATTCTCATGGCATAAAGAAGATATGGGGGTTAAAGGTGAGTTTCAAAACTGAAGAATTTGCTAAAAAATATGATGAGTGGCTTTCTAACTTAATTAATACCGGAACTACTTCTGAGGCGAAAGAATTTATTGCAAAGAAAAATGCCTCACAAAATGCAAGGCGCCACATCAGCTCTGTTAGTATTTAAGCATATTTCAGAAGATTATTTTTCCGCCCTTTCTTCCGCCCTTTTTTTATAAATCACGTGGTAAATGATAGTGAATGATGGTAAATGAAAATACATGTAATTCACTTTATTTCCTGATTTTACCGAAGTAAACAGTGATAGATAGTAAGCGATAGATTGAATATTAACTTTAGTTCCGATAACATTAAATTATCGGAAGTAATGTTGTAGTTAATTTTAAAGAGGTATTGCCACGGCTATATTATTTTGATATATGGAGGAATGTAAGTGCCTGAAAAACATTTTTATTTACGGAATATCATCCAGACA